TCACTCCAGCATCCTCCAGAGATTCCTCTAACCAGAAGTATCGGTCGAAGCCAACTTCATGGTATTTTGGATTAAAGTATATAGGGGCTTTGGATATGGTTTCCCGAGGAGGAGATACCTTATTCTTTTTCATCTGAACAGTTACATATTTACCTGCTCGTCTTTCCTTACCCTTATACTTAATCTTGAGAGTCTTACCGGAATAGAAAGCTAACCGGATTGAAGCATAAAACTTGAGTGCTGCTCCACCAGGAGTTGTACTGGTATCTTGACCAAACCCTGCACCCAGTTTACTACGTAATTGATTGATACATACCATGGTTACTCCGAGTCGATAGAACAATTCGTTCCTTATTCGGAACATCTTGTATATCTGCTTTGCCCGGTTTCCCATCTCGGCCTTGCTATCCGCCATCTTTGCATCAATGGCTTCTATAGAATCCAGAGCTGCTATGGAGTCTATCACAACTATGATAGGCTCATTATTAGTTAGCTTTGACCTCCAGTATATGGCTAAATCAGCAATAGCATCCGAAATAGTTTCTATTCTGGTATCATTTAATACTGTTACTCGTTCAGGGTCCAGACCATTTTCCTCTGCCCATGAATTCATCCATGCTTGTTCTGCATCCACCCATATTACATGACCCCCGAGTTGTTGTGCAGCATAAGCAAAATTGTAAGCTATCAGGGACTTGCCTGAGGATTCTTCTCCCATGATTTCAATTATCTTCCCGAACGGTACACCACCACCCATTTGATAATTGAGAGCAAAGAATGTGGATGGAATCCATAGTCCATGGTGATTTATAGTACTGGCCTTGAACTGGAGAGATGACCCGTATTTTTTGAGTATCTCATTCTGTGTGGGTATCTTAAACTTTTTGCCACCCGATTTTCGGGTAGCTTTAGGTTTTCTTGCCATACTTGTAATTTATAATATGAAAAGAGTGGGATATAAACTATACCCCACTCCTACTTTAGGTATATATCTAGAAAATCTTAGATATCACTCTTATATTTCTTTCCCTTTTTCTTTTTCTTGTCATCTAGCTTGCTTTTGGAAGAGGACTTCTTACGTGGTCTTTCATCCTCATCGTCTTCATCCCCCTCATTGAGGAATGAAGCCAGCTTCTCCTCGAGCTCATCGTAGGAAAGGATATTTGCCCGGATTGCTTTCTCCAGGTCCACCTCTCC